GCTGCACCGGGTCGGTTGGTGGGCACGCTGTCGGCGCGGTTTAGGCCGGTGGTCGAGTGGGGCTTGGGTGGGGTATGCGCGTTGGAGATGGGCAACCACGTTTGGGGCCGGGGCCACGAGGGCGTCAAGGTCCCGGCGTTTGAGCTTAAGGACGGTGCGTATGTCAAGACGCCACTGCCGTCTCGCAACCCGCAGATCTGGAAGCCGAAACCGCTCATGGTGTGTGGGCCCATCATTTCCCCGTATTCGGTTGGTTTGCTGAACAGCAACGCGTGGAACATGCCCATGGAAGAGTGGTGCTTGCGTGGCCGTCATTGCCTCGCCACGCCGGAGCCGACTGAGGCTGGCTTGAGCGAATATGAGGAGATCAGCCGAGGCGTTGACAATGCTCTTTACAGTGGAGTTGATGTCCGCCCGGTTCCTCTTCAGGTTTGGCTCGCCGACTTCAAACCGTCTCGCCGGGTTGAGTTAGAGCAGGCTCACACTGAGTGGATGCGCGATCCGTATGTTGCGATCAACCACTCGGTCGATGGGCGCAAGTGGGAGGCCTCCATGCGCAACTTTTTCATCAAGGTTGAGCAGGGCGCTGAAGGCAAGGCGCCGCGTGGCATACAGGCCAAGCGCGCCGTTGCGTTGGCGCCGGGCGGTCCGTGGTTCAAGGCGCTACCGCGCGTCATGGCAAAGAGGGGCGATGGTACGCGTTCATTTGAGGGCACGCGCATCATATTTGGACTTAGCCGCACCAAGTCCGAGTCGATGCGCCTGGCCATGGAGGCCGCTCTCAAGGGCGACGATTGTGTGCTCATTTGTGGCGACGACTGTACGGTGTACTACAAGGGCCGGTGGTACTCGCTTGATGCCAAGCGCTGGGACGCCCACGTTCACCGCCGGATTTTGGAGGCGGAGAACCGCACTTGGCGCCGACTCGGCTGCCCGCGACTTGCGCTTCGGGCGCTGGACGAGGGTATAGCGAGGCATGGCTACACTCGGTGTGGCCTTGAGTACTTCGTTGACGGCACGCAGGCAAGTGGCGATGAGGACACAATCCAGAAGAACACGCATGGTAACACCAAGGTTATTCTGGGTTGTGTGCGGCACGCCCGCCGCACCGGTCTGCCGTTTGCCGCCGCGGTGCACGCTTTTGCGCTGCGTGTTGGGATCGAGTACGAGTTTGTGTCGGAACTTGGAGTGGCCTTCGGCGACAACGCGGCGATGCACGATGTTGAGTTTTGCTCCGCCGTGCCCGTGTTGCTCGCCGATGGGTCTTGGGGAATGGCGCCGAAGATTGGCAAGGTCATCGGCAGGTTTGGTTTGTGTCTGACGGGGCACCTTCCGGAGGTCATGCTGCGCGCGAAGGCTTTGAGCTTGCTCGCCGACGCCAAGCACTCCTCCGTGTTGACTGCGTTCGCTCAGGTCATGCTCGCGCGCGCGGGCCCCGGCAAGGTGGGGCCGTGCGCTCGGGAACGGTCGTATCACTCGATGACGGACAGCGACGTCGTGTGCGACCCGGAGTACGAGCGGGTGATGTGTGTGGCGCGCTACGGTCTTGCGTTGGAGACCGTGCGCCACCACGTCATGCAGGCTGCGTGGGGCGTGTCGCCGGGCAACATGATTTGGGAGTGCCCGGTGCTCGGCGCCATCATCAAGCGCGACTTGTAGGCAGTATGGGACAGCTCACGCCCTTCGCGAGCCGGACAGCTCACGCCTTCGCGAGCAACAGCATTTCATTTGGTTGGATTTAAGTTGGATTTATAGGACAGCTCACGCCTTTCGCGAGCCGGGACAGCTCACACCCTTCGCGAGCTCGCTGCCACGCGGTAACCCCCGCGTGGCGCCAGGGGGGGGGGAGGATTGTCCAAGCGACGTTAAACTATGCCGAGAAACAGGAAGGCCCGCAGACAGGCGGCGGGGCCGCAGATCAACACACAGCAGCCGAAGCCGCGGAAGCCCAGGCAGCGGAGCAAGCGTGTGCCGCGTGCTGCTGGCATTGGTGGCAGTGGTATGTACAGCATGCTCGCGCCGCTGGCGCGGATGGCAGTCCAGGCGGCCATGCCGGCGGCGATGGGCAAGGCGGCTCAGCTGCTTCGGCCCAGCTCGTCGACAATACGGGGGAGCGGTGATTATGTTACCAACGACATCGTTCACTCGTCTGATTCGCTGCCCTCTAAGAAGGGCAATGCTGGCGTTCCGCAGACGCGATTCACGCACTCTGAATACATCACGGATGTACTCGTTGGCACCACGCCCGCGGCTTTCAACGCAACACGCTACACCATCAACCCTGCCGATTCTGGCACGTTTCCGTGGTTGTCGCGACTGGCGTCTTTGTACACTAAGTACAGGTTCACCAAGTTGCTGTTTGAGTTTCGCTCCAACACGTCGAATTATTCAGCGGCTGGGGCGCTTGGCACTGTTGTGCTTGCGCCTCAGTACAATCCTGATGCGCAGCCGTTTCCAAGTAAGCAAATCATGGAGGCGGCCGCGCACGCTGTGTCGACTGCTCCCAGCAATTCTGTGCTGATGGGCTTTGAGTGCGCGAAGCAGGACGCCATCAACCAGTGGTATGTCATTCTCAACGACAACACCATGGCGCGCAGCAATTTCTCAGATTTGGGCGCGTTCACGCTTGCCACGAGCGGCCTGCCTGGCACTGCCGGGACTTCTTTGGGTGAGCTCTGGGTTCACTACACTTGTGATCTCATCGAGCCCTACATTTCGGTCACCGATTCAGTGTCCACCGGGCCGCTGGCTTTGGTCTCAGGTTTCATTCAGACTGCCGGCAATGCGGCCACGTTTTCGACGGGTTCATTTGGGTTGCAGAATTCTGCGATGGCGCCGATGTCCAGTTCGTACTTCGCTGCCACACCAGGCAACTTTCAGTTGGCCACGAAGACGTCGACGAGCTCATTGCCCACTGGCAGCAGCTGGTTTATCTGCTGCAGTGGCGAT